TTTTTAGCAGGTTCATCTGCTCTTCAGTCAGATGCGAAAACTGAAGATCAAGGGTTTGCCCTACTTGCCTGCTGCCCCTGCGGAACCCGTTGTATGCACCGCTTGCACCAGAACGATCAGTCGTGACAAACCCGCCGCTTGTATAGACACGGACCGTGGGGGCAACTGAAGGGAAAATGTCAGCCATGGCTAGATAGGTACAGCGACCAGCTCTACAGCAACATTGAAACGGCCAGTTATTCCACCTGGGTCAATTTTCAAAGGCTGGGCATATCGCCACTGATAGTCAGAAGAACTCACGGGCACAGTTGAATAACCCGACCAGATTGCACTAGGCAGGTCAAAGGGGATCAAGCCACCCTCTTGGCCCACAAAATGATCCGTGATCTCCCTTTGCTGCGCTTCAGTGATTGACAGGTACGCGATGCTAAGGAATTGCTGCACAAGGTCGGTATCGCTAAACAAAAAGCTGACGCCTACCCCTGAAACGCCTTCATGGCGTGCCCCTGGGAAGTCGCCCAATGTGAGCGACCGTGAATTGGGAGTTATCGCTGGAAAGGTGGCCATTATGCGAATGTGTAGCTTCCGTTGAGGACTTCGTCGCTGATCTTGGAAACATTGGAGGCGTTCAGCGGAAAGTGCGAAGCCCCAATCCTGGTAGTGCCATCTGCTCCATGCTGTATAGATGTGATTTGATAGTGCTCCGACTCAGTGCGGTCGTCACCCTTATTGGTCTCTCGCACACGCTGCACTTTGATGATATCTGTAACTGACAGACCACTGGTGACCAACGAAACATCAAACGAGACGGAATGGGTTGAATGCTTGCGTGTTGCGAGCTGCAGCTTGGCAAACTTTCTGGCATGCCCGCCTGTAACGCAGCAATCAGTCATGTCGTACTGGATCACCCTGGCATCACTGGCAACGTTGGAGAACCTAATTTGTGTTGACTTCTGCAAGCCAATCCGATCTTTAAATGCTTCTCTAAAGACCACAGAAATCTGCACGTCCCTGCGCTCCTCACCCTCAATATATTCTTTCTGGAATGTTCCAGGGATGATGTCCGCATCCGTGAAAGTTGCGGCAGGAGTGATCGCGCCAGTGCTGATCGCGTTGCTGCTTAAAGGCAAAATCGGCTTGAAAGCGTAACGTCCATTTTCTGAGACAAAGGACAGAAAATAAAACGGCGCCATCGTTGAAATAAAGTCGATGATGTTGACGTTCTGCTCGATAATCCCGTTAAAAAATAGCCCGAAATTGGTGTGAAATGTAGACAGGCTTTGCAGGTTTGAAGTGTCAATGGGCGATGCAATGTCAGCAGTTGTGCCTGCAACTACCCGCTTATTCAGCGCGAATAAGTGCATGGCCAAGTCAACGAAATGATGGCTCGCGCCTGTGGTGCCTGGCGTTCCTTGGCTATACAAAGCAACCTTTACGCCTTCCTCAATCAATACAGAAAGCTGGCGTGTGGTGGTTTTATATTCACCTTTGACAGGGTCGCTTTCGTCGTAAATATCGCCCTGTATTTCTAAAAATGTAATGTCCGCATAATCTGTGAAGTCGTATGTAGACGGGAAATTAGTTGGGTCAGCTACAGTCGATAAGTGAGTTTCAAAAACCACACCACCCAGCGTGTCATCGGTCGCTGCAAGGGATGTGTTTTCTTGCGTGTCGATGCTGCCGGAACCAGACTGCCGCTCAAATGTGACTGGTCTATCTTCAGCAGATGAACCAAAAACTGTGTAATGCGGTTGAGCTGCGGGGTTGCTTTCTTGGCTGGTGGGTATATTGTACTGGCCTAAAGCAACATTGAAAAAGTTAAAAATAGTGCCAACGGCACGTCCTGCCGTAAGGGAAGCGTTGTATTTTTGGCCTCCAGTTGACGGAGATACATTCGCTAAATATGCAGAAGTTCTATCGTCGCCTGATATAACCTCAAATACCCTTAGGCCAGTGCCTGAATGGTTAAGGACCGTGTTTGTAGTGTCTCCGGCGCCAATCGTTAGCTCAAACTGGTTGTGGTAAAAGTTATAGAAATCAGCAACCGGCTCCCGAAAGCCTTCTTTTGTGGCTACAAAATCAATAAAGCTATTGGTGTCAGGGTCGCAAAAAATCTTTCCGCTTGTTATCGGGCAGACATTCTTGGCCGAAGCCATTGCGCTGGTGGAACTGTAATAAGTAGTCAGCGTCGGAATGGTGCCACCCCTAGCCGTCAATGACAGATCTCCTACATAAGTCTGAGGGGCCGCTGGTGTAGATACAACCTCACCCTGGCTGATCGGGTATAAGAATATGCCGACAAAGTTGTAAGAACCTTGCTTCAGTTTTGTGGGCTGCATCCACACACCACCCACCTCAAGTGGCGACTGGGGGCCGGTAGTGGTTCGCTTGCAGAACACAATCGGGACCAGATCACCTGGCGTCGCAACCGACTGCTCCTGAGATGTTGAACTGATTTTTCTTGCGTTCTTGCTGGTGGTGATATTTTCGTCACTACGGGTCTGAGCAGTGCATAAAGCAGCTTTTTTCTGCTCTGAATTTTTTGAGTCTCTTACGCCTTTTAAGCTGCCAAAACGACTAATGATTCTGCGCCTATTGGCCATAGTGGCCCTAGCCGCACCGATTTTGTCATTGGCCGCACCCTTTGCAGAACTAGCAGTGGCTGGTGTAATCCCGGGCCTCTCTGCATCAAAGTTGACTGACCGCGATCTTCTTGGGGTCATCGGCTTTGCGTGGGGCCAAACCTACATGCAATCATGCTAAGCCCTCTGAGAGTGGTCAGACATACCTTTTGTTTGACTTGTCCACCATGCTTGCCGTTATTTTGCGGTTCGGCACCTGCGGATTCATTTTGTTGATTGCGGGATTGACCGTCCATGAAACGCTTGTTTCCGTGACAGTTGCCCCCTCAATGCTGCCGATGTAACGGCTGATCAGCTGTGCGCTTGATGTATCAAACGAATCGCTGCCCGCATCTTGCACATATAAGCTCGCAATCACCAAATTATCGGCAGCCAAAGCAGTGTCGGTAATGTCAACGATCTCCACTGTTGCAGCCAGCTCGACTGTCAAATCGTTGATTGAAGAAGCTGGAGTGGAGCCAAAACCATCTACATCGAACGCTAAGTATTTGTATTCGCCCTGGGCATTACTATCCGCCGACCCAAGAACTTGATTGCTTTGGTAAAAGTTTTGCCATTGATATGTCGGGTTCCTAAGGCCACCGCTCAAAACACTGGAGCGGTCAGAGTAATACTCAAGGAAACAAAGGACGTCGTAATTAGCCATCAGCTCAGCCCCATGCTTGCGCGGGTTGTTTGATCACGACGCAGAATATCTAAAGTCTGCAAAACGCCTGCCTCAACAGCAGCCCCAAGGTCAGCAGTGGTTACATAGTTTTGGCCTCCCATTTGCGTCACAGGCCCCGTCTGAATGCTCACGCTGGCGCTGGCAGGAACTGCCATGCCGCCATCCGCAAACCCTGGGACAGCACTGATTCCACGTTTGCCGCTCAGGAAGTTGGCAGCGAAACCAGCTGCCTTGCTTTCCGGAATGATGTATTCAGGCTCGCCGCCCTCACCGATAAGGCCAAGGGTTGGACCTTTGACAACACCACCCTTAGCAAAAGGAGTGAACGAACCAAGGTTGTAGCCGCCCTTGGCTTGGCTAACAGTGCCACCACCGCCACCACCGCCACCCCTGCTGTTAGCTCTTGCACGGTTGAGGTTGTTTTGCGCATTAGCTGCACGCTGAATAGCTGCGGCAGCCGCGTCTGCATTAGTAGCAACACGGATGAAGTTGCCCGCTGCAGTTGAAGCGTTTGTGGCAACCTTGCTCGTATTTGTGCTGAGAGTGTTGGCATTCGTCGAGCTTTGGCTGATTTTTCCTATCAAAGTGTTTGCCGCCTCGTTGCTCATGCCAATCTCATCACTCACCAGTTTTTGCTTGAGCTTTTGCTGTGCCGTCTGCTCTTTTGCTTGCAGCTGTGCCTTGGCCGCCGTTTTCTGGAACTCACCGATTTGCTTTTGGGCCGCAATTTGCCCATCAATCAGCTGAACATTCTGTCGTTGAACATCTACCGCTTGCTGAGTTTTGGCCAAGATCTTGTCAATCTGGGCCTGATTAGCCCCATTTGCTTCCGCTTCAGCTGCAGCCAGTTCACCCCTGGCCCTGATCATTTCCCCTTCAAGGACCGCAGCCTGCCTACGGAACTCAAGGCGTGTTTTCTCAGCTTCAATGCTGTTTATCGTTTGCTGGTAAGCAAGTCGTGCGCCCTGTACTTCGTTTTGATATATCTGCTTGGCAATCCCCAAGCGTTCTCTGGCTGATCCGGCATTTTCATACGCAATCTGAAGCGCGTTGTGCTGCATCTGATTGATCGCTGTTTCCGCTTTCAAGCGTGCATCGGTAATTGCGACAGCGTTTTCAAAAGATTGTTTTTGCTTGTTCAGTTCGACTGTTTCCTGCTGCAAGGCTGCAAGCGCGTTTCTTGATGCTTCAACGGCGCGCTGCTTAGCCGCAACAACATTATCAGTTGCCGTTACCTGGCCCTCTATCTGATCTTTTGCCCCTTTTGCCGCCTCTTTTAACTCACCCTGCCCTAGTGCAGCCTCTTCGGCTGCTGTATCCATTGCAGTCCCAAGAGTTGCAGCGGTTAAAGCAGCAGCACCCAGAGCTGCTCCAATTTTCAAAATGTTGGCGGGGTTCATCACCATTTGAAGCGTAGCCGCTGCAACCGCAGCAGCTTTAGTTTTCAAAGCAAGCAAAGCAGTTTTGGCCGCCAATAATGCCTGCGCTATTGCCGCAGCCTTGGCAAACGCGGCAAGCGTTCCAACAAAGGCAGCAGCACTGGCAAGAGCCCTAAAGTTATCGGCTGCAAGCTGGATAGCCCCCGCCAATAGCTCTATAGGCTTGACAATTAAAGGCATTACGGGCTTGAACGCAACTACAAAGTTTTTGAATGCGCTGTCTAGCCCTTTTAGTGCTCCCCCAAGCGTATCCGACATTTTCTTGAACGCTTGATCTGCTACGCCTGTTGCCTTCTTTTGGTTCTCTAAGTTTTTCTCGAATGACTTTAAGTCGTCATTCGTAAGAGCAAGCACCGCTTTTAAAGCGTCAACGCTGCCAAACAACTTGGTCATTTGCGTAGTACTTCCCCCTGTTGCCTTGACAACATCTTTTAAGACCCCACCAAAGCCCTTACTCTTAAGTGCCGCTTCGTTAAATTCAATCCCTAAATTTTTAGCAAGTTTTTCGGCCTCTCCTGACGGTTTAAGCAAAGCGACAAGCGCCATGTTTAGGCCTGTAATAGTTTGTTCAGGTGCAACGCCTTTGGCAGTGATTGTCGAAATAGCCGCGTTTAGCTCTTCAATTCCTACGCCTGCGGCGGCTGCCGTAGGAGCTAAGCGCCCAATCTGTGAAGCGTATTGTTCGAGAATAATTTTGCCGTCATTTTGTGTTTGTATAAATCCATCTACAAGCTTTCCTGCCTGGTCTGCTGACATTCCATAAGAATTCAAGACACTTGTAACAGCGTTGCCCACCGTATTCAAATCAGACATTCCGCCGACAGCGCCTTTTGTTGCGGCTTCTAAGATTTTCGTTTGCTCGACTACTGATCCAAAACCCGCGGAGGCAACGTCATACGCCGCAGCCGTAAGTTCTACAGCAGAAGCCTGCCCATTTAACTGACTGGACAATTTAGTGAATGCAGCAGTTGCCTGATCGGCATTCACTCCAAGGCTTCCTAGAGCAGCTTCTGCTTGGCTCAGGCCTTTGAGCGTATCAAAAGCTTTGCCTACAGCAAAAGTGGCCGCAGTTATAGCCCCTAACTTTGCTACTGCGGATTTTGCTAAAGACTTAAAACGACCCTCAAGGGTTTTAGCTTTGCTCCCAACGCCGTCAATTACGCCTGATGCCTTGTCTTCTAGCCTGATGACGACAACGGCATCTGCCACGACAACAGAAAACAACTCGTCTAAGTCTACCGCCGCTTCGCTTTGCGGCGCATCTCCTGCTGTTCTTCGGCTTCTACCTCATACAGCAAACACCAGAGCTGTAGCTCTTCACGGGACATTTTGTTTGAAAGCTCAGAAAGCGTGTAACCCAACTCACGAGCCAGTCATCCTTGAAGAGCTTGCTTAGTTTTTTGCCTCATCCTCAGTGACGTTGCCTTCGCCAGTGACGAGCGCCACCATTAAGCCCTGCAGGTCTTCGTCACGCACTTCATTTTTTAGCTCAGCCAGTTCACCTGCCTTAAACATGCGTTGGCCGTTTTCATCAGTTGCTTTGTTGACTAAGAGCTGTAACGCATATTGCGTAGCGTCATCTGAGTTGGCCTGCTTTTGTGCCCTTTCGCGCTCTGCCATGGTCAAAGGGGTAGACCAAAACTCAAACTCGTCTCCATTGCTGAGTACAACAATCCGCTTAACCGGCGTCAAATTTGCAGCCTTTTTAAGGCGATCAAGTGCGCGGCCACTTGCACTGGAAGACATAAAAATTTGGAAAGAATAAGCAGATACTACTCATGAAAAAACCCCCAGCGCAAGCCGGGGGCAAACAAACCAACAACAGCCAATTAAGTCTTGGAAAGGTCGAAGGTAGGAACAGCAGATGGACGGAACGCAACCTCAATCGATTGTGCATCGTCTGGGTTGACGGAATAGCTGGCAGAAGTCAGCACAGCTTCCATGGTGATTGAACGGCTAGCCGTGTCAT